CTCGTGCAGGTCTTTTTACTTGACTTTTAACTAAGTCATTCCCAACGACAAATATCTAAAAATTTGAGAGTTACGCTCTCGATATAGGGCGGTCTGTGGCCGCTTGGTTTGTGACCAAAAAAGGTAATACCCATGAGTGAAGAAGTAGATGTATCCGCATTGCAAGATCAGTTAGCCACTTTACAAGAAAGTAATCAGGCACTGACCGACCAATTTGATGCGATCAAAAGTAAAAACGATGAGTTGTTAACAGAGACAAAAAGCGCAAAAGAGGCAAAGCGTAAAGCGGAGTCTGATGCTGTAGCGGAAAAAGACCGCATGGCTAAAGAAAGTGGCGACTTTGAGTCCTTGTACAAATCATCCTCCGAGAAACTGCAATCCACACAGAGTTCGTTAAGTGAGTTGCAAGGAAGAATCGAAAAAGAACAAAAGGGCAACGCGGCTATGAAGATAGCGGCTGATCTTGCCGAAGGTTCCAACATTGACCTACTAAGCACCTTTATTGATACCCGCCTTTCGTTTCAGGACGGGGCTTTAAAGGTAACTGACGGCAGTGGAAACCTAACAATTTCATCCTTAGACGACTTAAAAGCTGAGTTTAAGAATGATGCTCGTTTTGCCTCTTTATTAAAGGGCAATCAATCCTCTGGTGGTGGTGCCACTGGTGGAAACAATAGTGGCAGTGCCGCAAAAACTAAATCTCGCGCTGAATTTACAGCACTTAATCCAGCCGACCAAATGAGTTTTATGAAATCTGGCGGCACTCTCTATTAATTAGGAATTTATCATGGCAGAGAACACAATCACTGGTCTAGTACCAGAAATATACGAAGCATTGGACATTGTTTCCAGAGAATTAACTGGAATGATCCCCTCCGCTACAATGAACGCATCAGCTAACACAGTCCAAGTTGGACAAGCTATTCGTGTTGATGTTGAACCAGCAGGAAATGTATCGAACATAACCCCTGCAATGGTCGTCCCCGATCCTACTGGACAGACTTCAGGATTCACTGACATTATCATTACTAAGTCGCGTGCGGCTGAGTTTGGTTTCAATGGTGAAGATCAGAAAGGTCTGAACACAGGTGCTGGATACGGCAGTGTTCGTGCTAACAAGATTGCACAGGCTATTCGTGCATTAACCAACGAAGTAGAAACTGATCTATGTGGTTTGCAGTCTACTTTCTCACGCGCTCACGGAACCGCTGGCACTGCTCCTTTTGGAACAGCTAACGATTACACTGATGCGTCAAATGTCTTAAAGATACTAAAAGACAACGGTTCACCTCTACAGGACAACCAGTTAGTTATAAATACTTCTGCTGGTGTAAATCTGTTAGGTAAGCAAGCCGCTGTTGCTGATGCTGGTAGTGACTCTATCTTGCGTCAAGGTGTATTGCTAGACATTAACGGAATGCCAATTCGTGAGTCTGCTCAGATTGTTGATCAGGCTGCTGGTGCGATTGCTGGTGCGGCTACAACTAACGCTGCTGGTTATGCTGTTGGTGCAACTGTACTAACTTTGGCTGCTGGTGGTACTGGAAACGCGGTTGCTGGCGATGTTTTGACCTTTGCTGGTGACACGAATAAGTACGTTGTTGCTTCAGCAGTATTTGCTGGTGCTAACCCTGCGGCTGGCGATACGATTACTCTTACTGCTCCTGGGTTGCGCGTTGCAATGACTGCGGCTACTAAAGCAATCTCTAAGACTGCTGCTTCTAGTCGTAACATGGCGTTTAACCGTTCTGCAATCGTTCTAGCGGCTCGCGCCCCTGCTCGACCATCAGAAGGTGATATGGCTTCGGATGTGATCGTAATTACTGATCCGCGTTCAGGTCTAAGCATGGAATTCGCCATGTATCAAGGCTACAGAAAAGTACGTTATGAAGTTGCACTAGCTTGGGGTGTTAAGAACATCAAGCCAGAGCATACTGCATTGCTACTTGGGTAAATAAGATTAGCCTCATCCTTTCGGGGGTGGGGCTTTTTATTGAGGTTATTATGGCAACAATCGTCGTTGAAACAGGTTCAGGCTCTACCACTGCTAACTCTTATGTCAGTGAAGCTGAACTTACAACCTATGCAGCAGATCGAGGTATCACTGTCACTGGTACAAAGGCTGAACTTCTTATTCGTGCGATGGATTATATCGAGAGCAAAGACTTCTTAGGAACAAAAAAGACCCAGACGCAAGCTACTATGTGGCCTCGTTACGGTGTGATGGTTAATGATTACTACTTATCATCAGAATCCATACCCCAATTATTAAAAGATGCTCAAATGGAAACTGCTATTGCCGTAGGTAATAGTGTCGATCCACTTGATAATCAAGCTAGAGAAACTAGCAAAGAAAAAGTAGGCAGTTTAGAAGTAGAGTACGCCCCGACTGCTAGGGCAGTAACCTTTCTGAAAGCTGTCGATATCAAACTAGCAAAATTGACCCACAGAACAAATCGAGTTTACCGTGTTTGATTACAATAATTTACAGAAAACAGCCACTGGGCTTATAAGAACCTTTGGTCGTGATGCGGTTATCACCAGAGATGAAGGTCGTAGATTCAATCCTACAACGGGTAAATATCTGACAGGCCTGACTAATACTTACACGCTAAAAGGCGTTAGAGCGCAATTCAATACGTTTGAAAAGGCTGGTGAGACAGTGCAAGACAAAGATGTGCGTATTTTGGCGCAAGCTGGTGTCACTGCTCCGATTATTAACGATACTTTGACGTTTGATTCGGTTGAATATCGGGTGATGAATGTCATTACTGAATCACCATCAGGAACGGATGTATTTTATGACCTTCACTGCCGATCTTAATAAGTTTGCACAAAATACAAATAGAAAAGTAGCTGATGTAATACAAGAAGTTGCTGTTGATCTGTTTTCTACAATCATAAATGAAACACCTATTGGTGATCCGTCTCTATGGCAAAGCAATCCACCAGCAGATTATGTCCCAGGTTCATTGCAAAGTAACTGGCAATGCTCATTAGGATCGCCAGAATCAGGAAGATTAACCGCCATTAATTCTAGCGGAGCGACTATTTCGTCAATGAGATCAGTAGTTGAAGGGTATCAGCCAGATCAACCAATTCATCTTGTTAATAACTTACCTTATGCAGAAAGAATTGAGTATTTAGGGTGGTCACATATTCAAAAGCCAGAAGGAATGGTTCGCGTATCTATTGCTTCGTTTGGACAGAAATTTAATACAGCATTAGCGAAGGTGGCGGCATGAGTACAGTATTTGCAGACATTAGTTCCGCTTTAGATACCCGATTAAATGCCCTTTTAGGAAATACACCTACTGCATGGGAAAACACCGCATTTGTTCCTGTAAAAGATGTTCTTTATTTGCGTCCTAGCCTTTTACCTGCGCCAACAATACAAGCTGCGTTAGGCGTTAGTGGCATTGACGAATACATAGGAATTTACCAGATAGATATATTCGCCCCAGCAGGAAAAGGGCGTGGACAAGCAGAAATCAAAGCCGATTCTGTTGCTGACCACTTTAAACGTGGAACAGATTTATCTAGTAATGGAAAGACTATCAGGCTTGGTAACGTATCACGAAACGCAGGAATAAGAAGCGAAGATCGCTTTATTATTTCGATCTCAATTAACTATATGGCCCATGTAACTCCGAGGTAAATTATGACTATCGCAACAGGCTCACGCCACAATCTAGCGTTTATTCTTGAATCAACGTTTAACACTACTCCAACTAACCCAGGATTCACCCCCATTCGTCACACTGGAACAACGTTAGGTCTGTCAAAAGACGCTGTTGAGTCAGAAGAATTGCGTGAAGACCGACAAATTGCTCATTTTAGACATGGTAACAAGTCAGTAACAGGCGATGTTAACTTTGAACTGTCTTATGGTGGCTTGGATGCACTTATTGAAGCAACGTTGTGCGGAAGTTGGACTTCAAACGTACTAAAAGCTGGTACTACACGCAGAAGTTTCACTGTTGAGCGTCATCATCAAGATATTGGCAAGTTTTTGCGTTCTACAGGCTGTCAATTTAACTATATGTCTTTATCTGTTGCGCCAAACTCAATGGTAACAGGTTCATTTGGTGTTATTGGAGCTGGATTTGCTACAGCAGCAAGTGCATTAACAAATGCAACATACAGTGCAGAAACAACAACTGCACCGTTTGATTCATTTACAGGATCAATTACTGAGGCTGGTGGTGCAATTGCTACAGTCACTGCGCTTGAACTGGCAATTGATAACGGCATGGAAGCACTTTATGTTGTTGGTTCGGCTGACACGCTACTTCCTTCAATTGGCAAATCAAGCATAACTGGTTCTGTTACAGCCTATTTTGAGAATACGGCTTTAATTGACAAGTTTATTAACGAAACTACATCTTCAATTATATTTACGCTAACTGATGCGGCAGGAAATGATTACATCTTTGAGTTGCCGAAAGTTAAATACAATTCAGGTAATCCAGAAGTATCTGGCCCAGGTGCAGTCACTGTAACGTTAGAATTTATTGCTTTGTTTGACTCTGCCGCTAAACAACAAATGAAAGTAACTAGAACACCCGCTTAATTTCATAGATCGAGGCTACCACTAGATCGAGTCACTACTATAATTAACTAATAAGGCTTCAAATGGACATTAATACTTTATATACAGTAGACGCACACGAAGAAGGGGCTGAAATACGC